TTCTGGATGTTCTAAGTGTTCTGGATCGTATTCCATTGAGTCAGATGCGAATAATTGAAGACCATTAATCTCAAGAACACTATTAATCATGTTCTGTAGATTAAGCATATATCGAACATACTCTTCTTCATTGCTTGCAGGCGGTATATTGCCCTCTACAAGAACATTATCTTTAAGGAGTGCATATCCACCACCTTTTTGCTCAGGCTCATCCTTAGTGCCTAGAAACAGCTCTGTTGAAGGATATGCTTTTTTGTCCTTAGTGATAATGAAAAATTCTGGATCCGACCCAATAGTGATGTTGTTTATGTCAATTAAGTTCATTTTGTTAAAATTTGTTTTTATTATTTTTATTATTCCATTCGATAAATCTAAAGCAAGCCCACCAAACGCCGTCTATTTTAGACTTATTGTCGTCTGCGTTAATTAATTCTTCTGATGTTTCATTGTCCATAATGAAAATATCGTTGCTTTCAATTCTAAAACAATAGCCCAAAGATTCAATCTTTTCTACAACAGGCATTAAATCATTCCAAGATTCATGATATTTGGCTAATGGTTTATAATTGGTATCAAATAGTGAAATTCCATCTGTAATAATAGTTAATCCTAAAAACTGTGCAATTAATTTATTCCCTTCAATAATTTCAGATTCAGACATGATTACTGCAATTCGTTAATTTTACTTTGAATAATTTTAGGTAATTCTGCTCTATACTTCTCGAGAGTCACCTGGCCAAATGCCGGGGCACTATTAATTTCTAGAATAATAAAGCTTGGAATAAATCCAGATAACTTACCTTTCTCGGACTGTATCTTAATATCGCAAGCCCCTACATCTAACTTACAGGCATTCAGTGCTTTAACGCACTCTGAGATTACATCATCCCAATTCTTAGGCTTATCAAAAGCTACGTTTTCTTCCATGATCCAAACAGAGTTAGTATCATGACGATGCCAACGATCTTCGGCATCAGATTTGAGCATTTTACGACAGGTGTAGAAACATCCATCTTTGGTTACATGTAATCTGTACTCCTTGGGGTAGTTGTGATACCTTTCTATGATGTAATTACCATTTGGAGTCAACGTAGCTATATATCCTAACAATTGATCAGCATTCTCTACGTAGAAAATACCTTTACCCTTGCAAGAATTACGATGCTTGATTATAGCTGGAAAAATACTCCATTCAGCATCATCACTTAAAACAGCATATTCAGCAGTAATTACCCCAGCATCTTTAAAGAGTTGCTTCATTAGGATTTTATCACCGCTATTATGACACGCTTCAGGAGTGTTAACTTCTACAATACGTCTTTTACCAAATGTGTTTGGGAACGCCTCTGAAGTGGGTGTTCTACTGCCAAATCGTACTATTGATCTGACAGAGAACTCACCAATACCAGTCTTTCTGGCTTTTAAATCATCAGCACTAAAATTTTTTGTACGTATCTGTGGCTTCCAGATCTTCATTTTTTTCAAGTATAAATATTACTCCACCTTCAGATGATCCTGCTTCTGGAGTGTATTGTTTATCTTTCACTGTATATCCAGAATTTAATATCTTATCTAATTTAACAAGATCACTAATTTTTCTGTTGTTTGACACAAATGCAGTCTTCTGCTTCGCTCTATGACACATATCTAGGAGTATAATGTTTATTCCAATCACCGTGTTCAATAATATCATCAGTCTGATATTGCTCATCTTCCAGAACATAAATCTCATATTCTCCAAAAGATGTTGGCACTATAGCTTTCTGATAGAAATTCGGGAACCCCTCAAGTGCCTCAATTCTACGATAAGTCGAATCGTCGACTTCATAGATTTCTACAGTGATATCATGATTTTCTTCTGCTGGAATCAATCCAGGGAATCCACCCAACGATATCATTTTGAATGGTATATTAATAACCTCGGTCTTTAATGGCTCTTGATTTAATATATATCTCCAGTTACCGTGATTTTTGCGTAAACTGCCGTACGTAATTACTCTTCTCATAGTTGTTTTGTTTTAATTTCGATTAATTCAATTGCTCTTAAAATTGCTTGCTCACGTGTATAATAAAAATCATCAGATATTTGATTGAATGAATATGTTTTCCAAGCATCTCCTCCAAATAAATGATATATTTCTATATCAAAATACACAGAATTTATTCCTTCAACTTTCTTTCCTTTTACTTCTCTAAAAGTAACATCAATATGGTAATGATGCTTTTCCCTAAACCAATCTATACATTGTTGCCAAAGTGGTGCTAAAATAGCTTTAGCAGCTTTAGTCCCATAAATGCGTGAAATCCTGGCTTGAGAAATAGAATGATCCCAGTGACTTTGGGAAATATCTTTTCCTTCAAATATAGCCAAACAAGGTTCGTCAAAACCTAGCTCCTTAAGTTTTAAGGCAATTTCATATGTTGCGAATTGAGATTCCATTAAAAATTAAATTTGTTTTTAATTATCTCAACAAGCTGCAAAACAAGCGCAGAGTCTTTGCGCATCATCTCCAATTTGTTATCGTGAAAGCTCTTTATCTTTCACATCTCATATTTTACAATCATATGAGTTCAGACTATATCATCAAAAATATTCATTTTGATCTTTGCTTTATTTTAACTATCTTTGTTCTAAATATTTACATAAAATGATACATAATTATTCTGACGAAGAATTAACAAAAACTGGTATCTATAAAATTACATGCATTCCAAATGGTAAGCTCTATATAGGTTCCGCTTCATGTGTTAATGGTGGAAAATCTAGAGTAGGCTTTTTATGTAGACTAAATCAGCACAAATATGATTTAATCAAAAATAAGCACAAAAATATACCATTGCAAAATGCATATAATAAATATGGGATGGATAAGTTTTCTTTTGAAATATTAGAATACTGCGATAATACTATTTGTCTTAAAAGAGAACAATATTATTTAGATACACTCAGTCCATTTAAGCCAAATGGATTTAACATATGTAAAAGTTCTCTGTGTAATAATTCAAATAATACAGCAAAAATAAGATCTTATAATAGAGATAACTCTATAATAAATAAATCCCTAAGAATTCCAATAATTCAAAAAGATACTAATGGAAACGTTATTAATGAATTTCCAGGAATATCAATAGCAGCTAGAGAAACTCAAATACAAAGAGTTGCAATATATAAATGCTGCAGAAAACATGCAAAAACTGCTGGTGGATACATCTGGGAATACAAAAGCCCAGAAGACTTTAAAGAGCATATTGCTTATCCAAAATTTAAAATAAAAGTTATTGATATAAAAGCAAAAAAGACTGTTTATTATAATTCTATTTTAGAGACTTCCAAAAATATAGATTATTGTAAAAGCACAATCCTGGTACATTTAAGAAATGGAAATCCAATAGAAAATAAATATTTAGTCGAACGAATATTTCTGTAGGACGCTCGTGTTAGCTTCATCACTGTTCTAGTGGTATGCTATTAGTCGTTGAACCTTCTAAGTATCCCTACTTAGCTTGGCTGCTGATTGCCCAATTATTAGCGGGGTTCCAGCAATTCATCCTATTTATACACCCCAAATTAATTGATAGGGTGTGGCTGTATCGCCAAACATCTTGAGTCTCTGTAATATACTATCTCTGGCTCGCAATCGCTAGGCATTCTAGTCATTGAATCAGATGTTGATCCAAATTCATAGATGTCAGATATAGCTGGAGAAGACCAGGCTATGACTTCATAACTACGTACATCAAACGGATACATCATCTGATGATGAGTTGATGTTGCAAGCATTTTACTTCCATCATAAAAAACTATTTCATGTGGATTAAAAACAGCATGACCATTAACATGTTGCACAAGCTTGCCGCCAGGTTGTACTGCAGTTAGAAATTGAGCTCCTCTGCAGACACCTATCATAGCCTTACCTATACTTCTGGCAGCGTTATAAAAATCCATCTCTCTAAGATCCCTGGATTTATTTGATGAAGTCTTAGGATTCTTCTTATGTCCATAAACACTTGGATCGACATCCTCGCCTCCAGTGAAGAGTATTAAATCTGCTTTTTCAACATGGCTAACGTTATCTTCAATAAATTCAACTTCACCATCAATTAGATCCATCCAAGAAGCATATCCACGACTTCCACCTACTACTAATATTTTCATACCCTTTTAATTGTTTTAAATGTTTTTAAATATTCTTT